GTCGTAATAGCGCCACTCAGGATGAGCAGCGTCAAGGGTCTCAAACACATCGCGCCGGACCATCATAAAGGCAGTAGCTACGCGCTTGGCACGGACTAGACCCATCTGGTTCATAGTCAGTTCGTTGTTCTCATCATGGTCGAGAGTAGCGATGTATGTCTTGGTAGTGCTACGCGTACGCGGTACGCCAGCAACGATACCCTTCTTGGGGTCTGAGGTCCAAGCCATCAGCCGGAAAATGTCAGCAGCTTCAAAGTTGATGTCGCTGTCGATAAACATCAGGTCCGTGCAGTCAGAGTCCAGCATATCTTGCGTGAGCAAGTTACGAGCACGGGAGACAACAGAGCAGCCACAAATACTACCGATCTGAATATCAACCCCGTGCTTCTGAGCTTCCTGCGCGAACTGGGCCAATGAGATAGCCAACTTCAAAGAGACCTTGAAGTCGTAAGCAGGCAGCGCAATAAATACGCTGCGTCCAGCTAGATCAAAAGCTTTTTCGTTCTGCATATATCACCCGTAGAAAACAGTGGCGTGGACATTGGCGTCGGTAAACGCCCGGATACCATTCTCTGCCAAGATACCTTCGCCGGGAATAACAATGCTGTATGCCGTAGCGTTCTGCGAGTCCGCTTGAAGCAATACCCGAGGCCACACAACAACAGCACCGCTAGCGCCACCGGTATTAGGTACAGCCACAGTGAAGGTGTCTGTACCTGTTACAGTGACTAGGTATGGGTCATCCCCTAAATCCCAATCAAGATACGCCCATTGCCCAGTCGAGAGACCGTGATTAACCGCAGTTATCGTAGCCGTAGTGGTGGACCGAGCATATGTGCCGGTTACCGATACGTCATCGGCAAACACTGTGTACCGTGTAGCGGTAACGAGGGGGGAGATAACCGCCCCCTTCAGACGTGTGCGGTATCCAACCAGAAGGCCGCTGGTAGCGGCGTGGATAGATTTGACATCATATTGCATGGCCATAGCCCTCCTATTAAAATATTAGGACGGGGTGATTGTGGTCGTGCCGTCCGACGAGTCGATCCAAGTCGAGACAGCCGTCGTGCCTTGAGCCACGTAGAAGGTCTTCGTGGTCGTGTTGTAGACGGTGGTGCCTACGACCTTACCAACGGTGTTCGCAGCGTTAGTTGCGCTACCGAGGTTGGCCGAAGTTGCAACTGGGGCCTGAAGGATGGTCGGAGCAACAACGCCCACGACGTTACCGGTCACGTTACCGGTCACGTTACCGATGAAGCCGTTTTGTGAAATTACTGGACCCGAAAAGGTTGTATTCGCCATAATAATATCTCCGTGTAGTAGCACATCCCCACACCATCGCTACTACGTCTGCTAGGACAGTTGATGCAGGGTTTAACCTAGTAGGTGTAAGCATACACCAGATAAAACAAAAGGGGAAGAGGTTTCCCTCCTCCCCTCTTTAAGTTCTTATGCAGAACCCGATGAACCGAACATACCGAGCGGGTCAGACCAGCCGAACGAATAACGCTCGCGGGCCTTGTAACGCACGTTGCCAGTATCGAAGTCACCGTCCATGCCCGTGCTCATTGGAGTACGAACAAAGTGCTTCAGACCATTTGGCACGTCGGTGGTCAAGAACCAGCCGTTCGTGTCGGTCAAGAAGTGATTGACGGTGTAGCCTTCTGGGATCGAACCGTTGTTCTTGAGGGCGTTGATATCGTTATCAGCCGTACCGACGCGGAGTTCGGTTTCGAGCAAACGAGTAGCAACAAACATCAAGTTTGGCGGAACAACCAACTTACGTGGCTTCGCAGCGATCAACAGACCACGCTCGTCAGTCCAAGCAGCAATCTGAATGACTGCGGCTTCAAGCGACGTTTCGTTAAGGTCGGTTTGCGTTGAAGGTGTGTTGGAGTTGACACCACCAGATACCAACGGGTGAGCCGTCGAGAACAGAGCCACGCCATCGCCACCGGGGTAGGATGCGCTGAAGCCGTTGTTCAAAACCGCAGCCGCTTTGGTCTGCTTGGTGTAGGACATCGCACGAGCAAGAGCCTTAGTATAACGAGCCGAGAGGCTGTCATACAAGTTATCTTCAATCGCTTCTTCAGTCAGCGAGAACCCGAGGGCAATCGTTTCATGGGTGTAGCGAGCAGTGAAGACTTCCTGACCATTGTCGTATGCGATGGCCGAACCTTCGTTCTTAACCGGAGCAGCGGAGAAGCCCGACAGCTTGGTTTCTTCTTCGAACGAACGCTCGGAGGTTTCGGTGTCAAAGATTTCCTTATGCTCTTCGCCATAGCGTGCATATTCCAAACCGAACAAAGCGTTCAGGCCCGGGAGGAGTTCTTTGAGGAGTTGTGCGCGTGAAATTGCCATGTGTTAGACTCCTCTTAGACGCCAGTTGGGTTGAGATAAGGGTGCATACCTTGGTTCCACTTGACGACAACCTCGGTGTAAGAACCGGGGTAACCAGCAGGTGAAGTCTCAGATATAACGTCGATGACGCGGATCGGGAACGTTGAGGTAGTGCCCGTAGTGGCGCTAATAGCGACACGCGAGTTACCAGTAGTGGTGTTCCCAGCGTTCTGAACCAAAACAGCATTTTCACCGACGTTTGCACGGGTGACTGTGCCGATAGTGGTAGTAGCCGAAACTACAGCAACCTTGTACAGCGCATCAGGGTCATCCTGCACGAATGCAACGATGTCTGAAGCAACAGTGTTAGCTGCGTAGAACTGACGGAACGTCTTACCAAAGGTTGGATCGGTGTACGAGCAACCAAGGAAAACGCCGACAGGGGTGGCCGCGCTTGTACCAACGTCTTTGTCGAGCGTTCCCGAGCTATTCAACTTTACGACGTCACCAAAGAAGATGGACGTTGCAGAGTTAGAAGCGATCGGAATCGAACGAGTAGCGCTGGCAAAAACCTGACCGCCGATCAAATTGATCGGGATAAGTCCATATGGACCATCAACAGTAGGATATGTCATTGAAAACTCCTAAGATTTATTTGCCTGAACCAAACGATGTCTTGGACCTACGCTCCGTAAAGAGCGGCATCCTCGGATCGTTCTCTCGCATGAAGTTGCTATCCACTGATTCGTTCTGGGCTTGTGTCATCTTGTCGAAGTGTGCTCGACGTTGGTCCATAAACTCAGTAGGAATCTTGCAAAGCAACAAACCTGCGACTTCGATGTTATCCTTAAATCGACTGTCCGGGTCGGTTAGATTTTGGAACTTAGGTTGTTCCTCAATCCGAACGGGTTCCCAGCCTTCACGAAAAGCCGACGAAGCATTGCGGGCATCATTCTGTCCCAGTGTCGATACACGTACCCAACGGTACATATACCCTTCTAGCTTATCAGGCTCAGGCAGCGTTGAAGCTGGTTGCCAAGCCTTAGGCCGTTCGGCCTGTTCACGAGTATCTACTTCGCGCATAATACGATTCTCAGCCATCTTATTTCTCCTTAGCAACTTCACGAGCGTATTGCTCGGCGGTTAAACCCAACTTTTTAGCGATTGCTAGTTGGGACTGTCTTAGCACAATCTTTTTGGAGGAGGTGCTTCGTGACGCTGAGGCGACAACGGCTGATTTGTTTGTACGCGCAGCAGGTCTTGTGTCACTGCTAGCTGGTTCAGAATCCCCGAAATACTCAGGAAAACGACGACGCATCGTTGTGTCGATAGCGCCCCAATATTCGTCAGTACCAACATATCTATTGCCGTACTGTTTTTCGAGCTTCTGGTGAAGCCCTAAGGCTGAGGCGGTCATTTCCTCATCCAGACCGTACCATTGATTACGCTCTTGCCACGCAACCGTTTTCTGATCTGGGCGCGGGATTTGGACCGCTTCCGGAGCAATTTGTACCTCAGTTTCTTGAGCTTGTAAAGTGGGTCTGTAATTAGCAAGTTGTTCGAGCCTATATTGAGCAGCATTTAGCTTCTCTTGGGCGTCGAGTATTTTATCTGTATCCCCTGCTTCATAAGCATCACGGTAAGCCCTACGAGCTTCGGAGAGTTCAAACTCTAAGTTCTGCTTAACACTACCAACCAATGACTCCTGCCCGTAGGCGATTGTCTGGCGAAGCTGTTCGGCTTCTTCACGGTAGCGCTGTGCAGCAGAAAGAGCCTCGTTCTGTTCGCGCTGATAGCGTTCCTTCTCACGGCGCTCATCATGCCAGACCTTCTTCATCTGCTTTAGACGAAGCTTGACCTTTTCAGAATACTCTTCGAGTTCGTCGGCTTCGAGTTCGTCAACAATCTCCTTCGGCATCGGCTCACGGCCTCGGTCGGCCTCCGGAGTATCGTCTTCTACCTCAATCTCGGGTGCCGCAACTACGGCCTCATCTTCGATTTCATATGAGAAATCATCATTTTCTTCGTTCATTTGTGCCTCCTAGGCTTATGCGCGTGAAATACCTCGGGGGTCTTCAACCACCCCTTCGATTGCATCATCGTTAAGTATGCGGAATTCTCGTCCGTGGATTTTGACGCGGGTACCGGCATGTGGTCGTACAAGAACGAAATCGCCCTCTTTGCACCACGGACCACTTGGGAACCGTTTCTTGTCCTTGTAGCAGTCTGGGCCAAGCTTCATGACAAACAACGTAACCGTCAGCAGTTCTTCGTGCTGGAGGGTAATGTCCGCCTTGATAATCCCACCGTCAGTCTTCTTCTCGATGTCCGGCAACGCACACAGGATGCGATACCCAGATGGATCAGGAAGCTGCTTAGGCCGGTCTTCGACAGCAAATTCGGACGCTGCACCAACCTTGGGGATGGGTTTACCTGCTATGTCGATAAGACTAGTCATCGTCTTCCTCCATGCGTTCTGCGGTTTCGATGATGATATTGTTAGCTACGAGTAAGCCACGGTAGATGCCGCAAGCATACTTATAAGCTCCAAAATCAACGGCGTTACCCATTGCCATGTCCGACTCGATAACTCTCAACTCGTCTTGCACCTTTTTTGACAGGTGCCTGAGTAAATCACTCATTGTTTACCTCTTCTAGTGTAGGAGAAACCGGGATGGCTTCCTCTTGTTGCTGAATGCTAGAAAGATTTTCGCGGGCAAGCTCCACGCCGATCCTCAAACCCTCAGCTTCTTGTTTGGCGTCCAAGTCACCCTTAGACGTCGCAAGTTTTGCACCGACCTGTAGGCCAGCGATTTCTTTCTGCGCTTCGATTCGTGCTTGTTCGAGTTCGAGGCGGTCACTCTTTTCGGCGGCGTCAACTTGAAGCTTCTGCTTCTTAAGTTCGAGTTCGCCTTTCTTGATCTCCAGTTCCTGCTGCTGCATCTGGACGATTGGGTCCTGAGCCATCTGCTGGTTCTGTTGCTGTTGCGCTTCAGCCTGCTTCTTTTGTGAAAGCTGCTGTGCAGCGGCTGCTGCGAGGCGTGAAACCTGAAGCTCAATATCTTCGCTCATCTCGGCATTAGGTGGCGGAAGCGGGACGCCCGCCTGTTCTTCTACCTGTTTGCGATAGGAGAACGCCAAATGCTCTTGCATATGTGCCTGCATAGCAGCCGTAACGGCTTGACCTTGTGGGTTCTGGCCAATCATCGCCATTACCTGCGGGTCTTGCATCATACCTGTGTGCACGGCAATGTGTGCATCATGGTCTTGGTAGATAAACGCCTTGACTGGCTTACCGTTGATGACGTCCATGTTTTCAGACACAGGGTCACGCGGCTTCATATCGTCGCCGTCCTTGAGCGGGACGAGCTTCTCGGCGTTTGTAATACCCAGTACGTCAAGCATCTGGCGGTGCAGATATGGCATGTCGTAAATCTGCGGAGCAGTCTGAGCCAACTGAAGTACAGCTTGATACTGCACGATCTTCTGCGCCATTGTTGCAGCGTTGGGGTCAGATACAGGGATAACAGCGACCGTGTCATAGTCGGCCTGCTTCGCCTTGCGGCTACCTTCTACTGGGTCATAGCTGTACGACTCGGGCGTGTAATCGCGGATGATACCCTTGAGGAGGCGGAACTCCTGCTTCTGGGCATAATGGACGCGTGCCTGAATAGCCGACATGGACTTAAGCGTACGCTCAAGGATAGCCAGCGTTGTACCAACAGGGGCCTGCCCAGACATGTCGCTGATCTTCATGTCAGCAGCGCCTGCGAAGCGACGGCCTTCCTCTACGATGGTGCCTAGGAGGCTGTAGAGTACTTGGCTTGGTTCCTTATAGGGCAACGGCATGATGTTATCACGCATTGTCCCCGAGGCTACGTCTACATCACGCCATTCAGCAGGGGCAATAGGTGTATCATCGCCCTTGACGCGCAAGCCTTTAGTTTTGAAACCGCCCGGGAGATTAGATAGAGTACCAGCATCAACAAGCTGACGGATAAGGCTGGTACCAGACTTAGCAAAAGCACCGATAAGGTGAATAAGGCCAAAAGCGTAGAAGCCAAAACCCGGAACATACGAATAATGTACGAAATGCTGGCGCTTAGCTTTGAGTTTGTCATCGGGGTCCCAGTTGCGACGGATAGACAGGATTGTCTGTGTGCCCTTTTCGATGGTCACAATGTACGGAAGAGCGATACCCTCGTCTTCATCGTCGCGGAAATTGTCGTCTTCAAGGTCAAGCTCGACCTGCATCTCAAGCAGCTTGTACCGGTCGTCTGTCGATGCACGGAAGCCCATGCGCTCAGCGATAGCTGTCTCGACTTCGTCTAGGGTGTCTACGGGGTCCTCAAGCTCGATATCGCGGTAGAAGCCTGCTGCTTGTAGCTTCTTTACCTCGTTGGGCGTCTTGCGCATCACGTGCGTTACGCGTGGGCTGGTTTCCAAGTTAGACGAGCCATAAGGCACCACAACGTCCTCAGCGGGCACGTACATCGACGTCTGACGACCGAGTGATGGATCGTAATAGACCTTCTTGAACCCATTTCCTGAGAGGCCCAACCCCCACAGCATACGCTCATGTTCAGGCCGATATTCGATCATCACATCGGTCAACTGGTAATTCATATCAGCTTCGACGCGCTGAGCCGCTTCTTTCTTCTCAGGCGTCTCTTTGCCGATGATTTCCGTCCGCACAGGCCCACGGGCCGGGAACGTCTCCATCATGGTCTCAGCTTGGAACTTCACAAGCGCTTCTGACAGCATCGGGTGATATACACCGCACGCACCGGGCCAAGGCTCAGTGCGCTCGTCAATCTTCATACCTAGCAGGTCGAGACCGTCTACATAGGTCTGCATCCAGTCTTTGCGGCTGCTAATATCTTCGTCGAACTCACCCAACAAGTCACCGGCAAGCTCAGCAAGAGCGCCTTCGTCCATGTCTTCCGCGAGGTTTTCGGAGAACTCGTCGTCCTCTTCCTCATCATCAGGGTCGATAGTGATTTCTGTGTCACCCATACCAAGGGTTACAGACTCTGGGTCCTCAATCTCAATCTCAAGCACAGGCTCTTGATCCATCATATCTTCTGCGGAAAGGCCAAGCGGTGCTTGGTTAACTGACTTGTCGATGTCCATTAGTAATATCCCTGATTACGGTTCCGCTTGAAATACTGTATTTCTTCCGGTTCGTCTAGGTTAGTCGTAATGTATCCACCCCTACGGAAGCGGTGCATTTGCCATAGACACAGTATCGACATAGTCATCGTGCGTACCGGCTGGAAATTCAGCTACTTCGTCAATCACTTCTTCTGCCCACCGAGAGGCAGGTGCCCACACCCGTCCGGAAGCGAATAGGTCGGAGACCGCGTTAAGACGGCTAATTTTATCATTACCTCTGGTTGGGGTGAATTCCTGCACAGGAATCCCCATGGCCCTCATCTCGTAGATCAAAGGCGCACCGGAAGCCTTCTTTTCTATGATAATGCTGTCGGGTTCCCAATCTTTATACTCCTCGATGGCTACTTGCTTAAGCTCAGGGAACTCCATGCGATCCCTGAATGCGTTAAGTAGAATAATGTTAGCCTGCT